CCACAGGCTTTGAGTACGGCGGTGGCGGCCAGCTGCCGCGGCCGAACATCAAGGTCGCCAACGTACTAAGCACCATCACCGTGGTGCTGCTGAGCGTCAACACAGCCACGCCAGGCAACGACCTGAACGGCGCCAAGGTGACGCTGATTCGTACCTTGGCGAAGTTTCTCGATGCTGCCAATTTCCCCGGTGGCACCAACCCGAGCGCAGACTCTACGGCCGAGATGCCGCGAGAGATCTACTACATCGATCGGAAGGTAACGGAGAATCGCGAGATAGTGGAATTTGAGCTGGCATCAGCCCTTGACCTGGTGGGGATGCGACTGCCGCGGCGTCAGACCATCCAGAACGTCTGCCAATGGGGCTATCGCTCGGCAGAGTGCGGCTACACCGGCGGCCCAGTGGCGGATGTGAACGACAGGCCCACCAGCAATGCTGCGCTGGACAACTGCGGCAAGCGGCTCGCCAGCTGCAAACTCCGTTTCGGCACTTACTCTGAGCTGCCGTTCGGTTCCTTCCCTGGCGTGGGGCAGATCGCATGAAGCCAAAACTGCTGGCCGCGGCACTGGAGCACGCGCAGGCGGAGGCGCCGGGCGAGAGCTGTGGCCTCGAGGTGGTGGTCAAGGGGCGCCGGCGTTACTGGCCGTGCCGCAACATCGCCACCGATTTCGAGGAGATGTTCACGATCAACCCGGACGACTACGCCGCAGCGGAGGATGCCGGCACGATCATTTCGGTGATCCATAGCCACCCGCATACACCACCAACACCAAGCCAGGCGGATCAGGTCGCGTGCGAGCGTTCAGGCCTTCCTTGGTGGATTGTGAACCCCAACACCGGCACCTTCGACGGCTATCAACCTGAGGGCTACCAGGCGCCGCTGGTGGGCCGGGAGTATGCCTGGGGCGTGCTGGACTGCTGGACGCTGGTGCGCGACTGGTACACCCGCGAGTGGCAACTGGAGCTGCCTGACTGGCCACGGCCGACACCGGATGCGTTTGAGGAGGCCCCGATGTTCGAGGGCTGCTTTAAGGAGGCTGGCTTTCGGGAAGTAAGCCTTAAGGAGATCGAACCGGGCGATGCGCTGCTGATGGCACTCGACCGCAACGATGGCCACGCCAATCACGTTGCGGTGTATCTGGGCGACCAGCTGATCATCCATCACCTTCGCGGGCGGCTTTCAAGTCGAGACCTGCTGGGTGGCTACTATTTGAAGCAGACCGGGAAGGTCGTGCGCCATGAAAGTCGTTAGGGTCTACGGCCGGATCGCTGATTTTGTGGGCGCCCGCAGCTTTAAGGCTGACGTGGGTTCGCCGGCTGAGGCCGTGCGATTTCTGCTGGCCAATTTTCCTGGCCTTGAGAAGTTTTTGGTCGATGGCGACCGCGAAGGCTATGGCTACAAGGTCCGCGTGGGTGGTCGCCCAGTGGGCGATGCCGATGAACTGCAGATCCCAAGCGAACGCGCCAAGACGATCAGCATCGTGCCGGTGCTCAGCGGCGCTGGTAGCAGCCTCGGGCGAATTTTTGCTGGCATCGGCCTGATCGCTGCATCGATCTTGCTTGGCCCGGTTGGTGGCATCATCGGCGGTCTTGGCGCTGGCGTGATCGGTGGTACTGCTGCCACCATCGTCGCCGGTATCGGTTTCAGCTTGGCACTCGGCGGTGTGGCGCAGATGCTCTCGCCGGTGTCGAAGCTCAGCACCTCAATGCCATCACAACGGGCCAGCTTTGCCGGCGCCCAAAGTGGTGACCGTGCTGATCCCAAGCGGCTTGAGTCCTATAGCTTCTCCGGCATCCAGAACACCTCAGCGCAGGGGCTGCCAGTGCCCATCATCTACGGCCGCATCTGGGTTGGATCCGTCACCATAAGTGCAGGGATCGACGTGGCATGACGCAGTTCATCTCAGGTGCTGGCGGCAAAACCAGCGCTCAAAAGCGCGCTGAAAAACGTGCCAAGCAGGAGCAGAAAAAGCTCCAGCAGCAGCTGGACCGGATTGAAGACAAGCTTGAGCCGTACAAGCCAACAGAGGCACCAGACAGTCTTGAAAGTGGCGCGTATGCCTATTTACTCGACCTGATTGGAGAGGGCGAGATTCAAGGGCTCGAGAACAGCTGGCGGTCAGTGCTGCTGGACGACACGCCGCTGATGAACGCAGACGGCACGTTCAACTTCTCAGGTGTCCAAATTGAGACTCGTTACGGGACTCAGAACCAGAGCTATATCCAGGGCTTCTCCGACATCCAGCGTGAAGTTGCTGTCAATACTGAGCTGGTTCACAACACTGGCCAGGTGCGGCAGATCACCGACACAAACGTGAATGCTGCGCGTGTCACGGTCACGCTGCCAGCCCTGCAATTCAACGAAGAGGACGGTGACATCGTTGGCACCTCCGTGCGCATCAGGATTGATGTGCAATACAACGGCGGCAGCTACAGCGCCGTGATCGACGACACGATCACCGGCAAGTCCAGCTCGGCGTATCAGCGCGACTACCGCTTCCCGATTAATGGCGCATTTCCGGTGAACGTTCGTGTCACCCGGTTGACCGAAAACTCAACCACGGTGCGGCTGCAAAACCAAACGTTCTGGACGGCCTATACCGAGATCATCGACCAGAAGTTGCGCTACCCCAACACCGCAATGGTGGCGCTTAAGTTCGATGCGCAACAGTTTGGCGCCATTCCCACCCGCGCCTATCTGATGCGCGGCATCAAGGTGGTGATCCCCAATAACGCCACGGTGGACACCTCCACCTATCCGGGGCGAATCACCTACAGCGGCGTCTGGGGCGGCACCTTCGCAGCTGCGCAGTGGACATCAGACCCAGCCTGGTGCTTGTGGGACCTGCTTACCAACACTCGCTATGGCGCCGGGCTACCTGCTGCTTCGCTCGATAAGTTCAGCTTCTATGCCATCAGCCAATACTGCAACGAGTTGCTGCCCAACGGCTTTGGTGGTCTTGAGCCACGTTTCTCCTGCAACGTAAACATCCAGACGGAGGAGGAGACGTTCAACCTGATCGAGGAGATGACCACCATCTTCCGCGGGATGGCGTGGTGGTCGGCTGGCTCCGTTGCACTGAGCTGCGATCGGCCGGTGGACAGCAGCTACCTGCTCACCCCGGCCAACGTGGTCGAGGGGCTGTTTGTCTATGAAGGCTCGAGCCTGAAGTCTCGCCACACGGTCTGCATCGTCCAGTACATGGACATGGACAAGCGGGACGTGGCCTATGAATACGTCGAAGATGCCGCGGCCGTTTCCAAATATGGCCTGATTGTTTCGCAGCTAACGGCCTTTGCCTGCAACAGCAGGGCACAGGCGCGGCGCGTGGGTGAGTGGTTGCTCTATACCGAGCAGAACGAAACCGAAACCGTCACCTTCTCCGTGGCGCTGGATGCCGGCATTCTGCTGCGTCCCGGCATGGTGATCGAGATCGCGGATCCGCTGCGTGCTGGTGAGCGCCGCGGCGGTCGGATCATGGCGGCCACCAGCACAACGATCACGCTGGACGATGACCTGAACATCACCGGCGCCGCTGAGCTGTCGGTGATCCTTCCTGATGGCACGATCGCAACGCGCGGCATCCAGTCCGTCATCAATCGCGTGGTGACCATCACCAACGCCTTCACCACCCTGCCAGCTGTTGGTTCGATCTGGGTGGTCGAGACCACCGATCTGGTCACATCGACATGGCGTGTCGTCAGCGTCACCGAGGGCGAGCAGGGCGTGTTCCAAGTCTCGGCGCTGGCCTACAACGCCTCGAAATTTGGCTTTATCGAGCGCGACGTGCCGTTACAACGGCGCGACGTGACAAACCTCTCAGCACAACCGGATCCGCCTACGAACCTGGTGGTGACGGAGAACCTCTACGAAGCTGGCGCGACCGTGCTGGTGCGCGTGAACCTGAGCTTTTCGCCGGTGCAACGTGCGGCTAGTTATGTCGTCGCCTACAAGGCTGGCGAGGACAACTGGATCACGCTGCCAGAGACCAGCTCACCGGAAATCTCGCTGCCCGATGCACGCGAGGTGCGGCACTATTTCCGCGTTCAGGCCGTTTCATCGCTGGGCGTCCGCTCCGCCACTGCTGAGATTTCCTATGAGGTGATCGGCAAAACGCTGCCACCGGTGACCGTGAGTGGTGTCTCGCTGCTGCCGATCGACCAGGCCAGCGCCATCATCAGCTGGACGCAGGCGCCGGATCTCGATGTGCGGGTCGGCGGCAAGGTGTTGATCCGTCATACCCCGCTGCTGGTTGGTGCGTTGTGGGAGGAGGCTGCAGAGATCGTGCCATCGGCGGCCGGCAATCAAACGCAAAAGCAAGTGCCGTTGCTCGAGGGCACCTATCTGTTGAAGTTCGAAGACTCAACTGCCAACCGCTCCCTTGAGGCCATCGCGATCGTCACCGA